AAAATTAGATAATGGGCAGTTTGCATTGTATCCAAATAACCGAATGCGTATCTATGATAATAGCATTACACCCGAAGTTCCTAAGAATCCTGACTTTAAGGTATCAACAGTTTACTATCAGGTTGAAAATGGTCATGATCGTGATGGATTGGGTTCAGAAGAGAATTATTTCTGGAAAACAGCAAAAGAAAGGTCTGATTTTGATATAAATGTCGAAGCAGACCCTAATATTGGAACAGGAAATACTGCAATTGATGGTTTAGGCTAAAAACTAACAGATATAGTGTCTAAATAGAACAAATGTTCGTTTAGGCACTTTTTTTGTGTCTACTTGGAGGTTCCCATGTCAGAAAAAATGCTACGAGAGATCGCAAACGACTCTTTAACTCCTAAAAAGAGTGATAAGACGAGTTCTAGTGACTTATTTGAGCGTCTTCGTGAAGAAGATGAAGACGGTTTAGATTATGAGATCGAAAGTTACGAAGTTATCTCGGAATATCGTTAGAAAACCCTGATAAATAAAATATAGTACTATAAACTTCTAATGCCAGCTCAAAGAGTTAGTAAAAGTTTCAAAGATATCAGTATGTCATTCAAATTTAACCCTTTGAGTGGTGATTTGATTACTTTGAAGAATGAAAACGCAATAGCAAGAGCTGTGCGTAATATTGTATCGACTACACCTGGTGAAAAGTTGTTTGATCCTGATTTTGGGTCTAGTGTAAGTGAAATATTATTTGAAAATGTTGACGATATCGCTGCAGTATCAATTCAAGATGAAATTAGGTCTTCTTTAACAAATTACGAACCTAGAGTCGAATTAATTGATGTAGTAGTCGATCCTAACTTTGATGAGAATCAATTTGACGTATTAATTACATATAGAATCATTGGTGTTGATATACCTCCTTCACAATTAGAGTTTGCTTTGCTTCCATCACGATAAATGTCACTTTTAAATTTTACTAGTCTGGATTTTGACCAGATTAAAGACACACTTAAACAATATTTACAATCCAACTCGAATTTTACGGATTATGACTTCGAGGGATCGAATTTGTCAACAATTTTAGACGTTTTAGCATATAATACTTACATTACTTCATATAATGCCAATATGATCTCAAATGAGGTCTTTATTGACAGTGCAACCCTTAGAGAAAACGTTGTTGCACTTGCTAGAAACATCGGATATGTGCCAAGATCAAAAAAAGCGTCAACTGCAACAGTAAATTTCACTGTAGAACCAGGAATTACACCTCCACCAACAACAATTACCTTAAAAAAAGGCCCAGTTGCTGCTTCTAATGCATTTGGAGGTCAATCTTTTACTTTTGGTGTTACAAAAGACGTTACAAAACCTGTAATTGATGGAGTTGCGTCATTTTTAGACCTAGACATTAAAGAAGGCACTGTAGTTGATCAAAAATTCCCATATTCTACAAATAATATCAATCAAAGGTTCATTTTATCCAATGCAGGGATAGATTTAAGCACTTTAGAGGTCTATGTGAGACCATCTGCAACTTCTTCACTACTTTCGAGTTATACAAGACAAGATAGTCTGTTTGATGCGGTCACAGGAAGTTCAATAACCAAAGATTCACTCATTTATTATATACAAGAGATAGAAGATGAGCAATATGAGTTGATTTTTGGTGATGGAATCTTTGGAAAAGAGCTTTCAGATGGAAATATCGTTGAAGTTTCGTATATTTTGACAAACGGATCAGATGCAAATGGTATCAGTAACCTAAGTTTTGCTGGAAAATGCACTTATACTCGAAATGCAGTCGAAAACACCATAACTAGTGGTATTTCTATCGTAACTGCCAATATACCCTCTACTGGTGGAGACGAAATTGAGAGTGTTGACTCTGTTAAGAAGTTTGCACCGCAGATTTATAGCACTCAAAACCGTGCTTTGACCTCAAATGACTACGAAATCTTAATTCCTAACAAAATTTACCCAGAAACTGAGTCAATTTCGGTTTATGGTGGTGAAGAATTGGTTCCCCCACAGTATGGAAAGGTGTTTATTAGTATAAAACCACGAACTGGAGACTTTGTTCCAAATGCAATCAAAGAAAATATCAAAAGAGACCTCCGAAAATACTCTGTAGCAGGAATTGTGCCCGAAATTCTCGATCTCAAGTATCTCTACCTTGAGACTGAGAGTAAAGTTTACTACAATACGAGTCTTGCACCTAATCCATTAATGGTTTCATCGACAATTTTGAATAATATTAACAAATTAGCTGCTTCTGCGGAGTTAAATAAGTATGGAGCAAGGTTTAAATACAGTAAATTCCTCAAAGTTATTGATCAAAGTCACGAATCTATCACTTCTAACATCACAACAGTTGAAATGAGACGCGATCTAAGGTTAGCTATTGACCAATTTGCTGAATATGCCATTGATTTTGGTAATGAATTCCACATTTCATCCATGGATGGGTTCAATATTCGCTCTACTGCCTTTAGAGTCTTAGATATTGGTAGACCAGTTTACCTTTATGACCTTCCAAACACAGATAGAAACACTGGAAGTCTAGGATTATTCTCTTTAGATGCACCAGGTTCAACAACTCCACTAATTGAGAGATCAAATGTGGGTGTTGTGAACTATAAAACAGGTAGAATCACACTTAACCCCATTAATATTGTCTCAGGTAAGACAAAAGACGCTCAACAAATCATGGAAATTTCTGTTGTTCCTCACTCAAATGACGTAATTGGATTACAGGATCTTTATTTGCAACTAGATACTAGTAATGTAGAGATGGTTGTCGATGAAATTGCGTCAGGTGCAGATCCATCTGGATCAACATATACAGTTACATCAAGTTATACAGAAAGAAAGATAGTAAGATAACACATGACCGAAAAAAGAGTTCAAATTAATAAGGTTGTCAAAGACCAACTCCCCTCATATGTGAGAGATGACAACCCTTTAGTTGGTGAATTTTTAAGTGCGTACTATCAAGGGCAAGAATATCAAGGTGGCCCAATTGATATAATCAATAATTTAGACTCTTACATACAATTAAACAAATCTGGTAGCATTGTTGGATTTACAACTCTTTCAAGTGCTGTTGGTCAGTTTGATCAAACTATATTTGTCAAGGATACTACTGGATTTCCTGATAATTATGGTTTACTAAAAATAGATGATGAGATAATAACATACACTGGTATAGGAACAACTGCTTTTACAGGGTGTATTCGTGGTTTTGCTGGTATTACATCGTTCAGCAACCCAGATGCACCAGAGGATTTTGTATTTTCGACATCTAAGGCAGCAGCTCACGCAGTTGGTGTAGGAACGAGTGGTGGCCAAGTCAATAATTTAAGTGCATTATTTTTACAAGAATTTTTAAAGAAGTCTAAAAAGCAATTTTTACCAGGTTTTCAAAAAGATTTAAACCCAAAATTAAATCAAGCACAATTTATTCGCCATTCAAAAGACTTTTATAACTCAAGAGGAACCGACGAATCATTTAAATTACTGTTTAAATCATTATACAATGAAGAAGTAGATATAGTTAGACCTGCTGACTATGTGATTGCACCATCAGATGCTAATTTTAGAAAAACTCGTGACATTATAGTTGAAGCGATACAAGGTGATCCCATGGATCTTGAGAATAAAACACTCTTTCAAGATCCTGTAGAGAATCTATCCAGAGCATATGGCCCTGTTTCAATGGTTGAGAGAGTTAGAGTTGGTCTTTTAACGGAAACATATTATAAAGTTAGTATTGATGCGTCTTTTGGAACAGGTAGTTCTGATGAATTACTCTATGGTAATTTTTCTATTCACGCAAATTCTAAAAATGTTGGTGAAGTTGGAGCAGCACAAACTTACATAGATGTTGACTCAACCATAGGTTTCCCTGATAGTGGATCACTCACATTTAAATATAAAAATGGAACTACTGGAATTTGCACATATTCAGGAACTAATGTTACTCAGTTTTTAGGTATTAGCACAACTGGTATAACAACCACAATTAAGGATGCTACAGCGATTAAACAGAATTCATATGTTTATGCCCTTGGGCAAGCAAACAGCACCGCAGGGGTCACTACAGACGGCATACGTTGCAGAATAACAGGTGTATTAAGTGGTGTTGAATTACCTGATACTTTTTATCAAAGACAGGGTGCAAAAATAAAATTAAAGTCTTTAGGAAAGATAGCAAAAGTAACTGATTTTAAATCAAATAACTGGGTATTCAACGTTCAACCAAAGTATAATATTGATACTATTACATTACAAGATTCATCCAATAATACCTATGAAGTTACAACAAAAGATTTTCACAGAATAAGATTAAATGACAACGTAACAGTTCAAACAAATAATGCTACATTAGATGGCACTTATGCAGTAACTGATGTTTTAAGTAACGTAAAAGTTAGAATTAGAGGATCTGCAATAAGTGATCTTACAGCAGTAATTGCTATAACAAAAACTCTTTCAAAGCCAAACTCTGATGGATCTGGTGGTGGTGTAAACTATGGTTCTGGTGCAGATGATAATCATTCACATCTAAACAATTATACAGCAAACGTTCAAAACGTTTACATGCAGGAAGTTGGATATGCACATACACTTTCTAAACTTAAAAATTTAGTTGCATCTAACTCTTTACCAACTTATGGTAGTGACCATAAGATAAATCCAAATACACAAAAAATTACTTTATCAGGAACTTTTCTTGGTGGTCAAACTATTATTGGAATAGCAACTGATGCAGCAAACGCTGCTTTACCAAAAGACCATAACTTCTTTAGTGGAGACTCTCT